TAATCAGGTAACAACTGCGAATACCTTTCAGCAATGGCTTATAGCAACTGAAGATTTAATTGCCGTTGCGAACAATCTAACGAACGGCGTTGGTGGCACATTCTACGCAAACACCGATTTCACTGTCGGTGGTGATCTAGCCGTTACTGGTAACGTTGTTGGTAATGTAAGTTTTACTGGAACAATTTCTGGTTCAGGTATAAGTGATATTGAAGGAAGAGCATTAGCGTTTGCGATTGCCTTAGGATAAGATAAATAGATTCAAACTGTAAAATTAGAGGATTTTGATGGCCAATACTTTTAAAAATCAAACACTCAAAGCTGCTGGAACTACGGCACAAAATGTCTATTCGGCTGGTGCTGGAGTACAAGCAACTGTGATTGGCATGACAATTGCTAACATCACGAACTCACCAATCTCAGCAAATGTCATTCTGAGTGGCGGCAACATTACCAATAATGTTTATCTTGTCAAAGATGCGACAATTGCTCCTGGTGGTGCTTTAGTTCCTATTGGTGGTGATCAAAAAATGGTGCTTGAAGCGGGTGATTATTTACAAGTCAACACATCAATTGCTTCATCTGGCGATGTTATCGTTTCAGTTCTGGAGATTACGTAATGTCATATATTGGCAATAGCCCTGAAGTAAATTTCTTTACGGCTAAAGTAGATAAGTTTAGTGGTACCGGTGCTTGTACTCAATTTACTTTGTCAAGAACTCTTGATGATGCCAATGCTATTATCGTTGTTGTCAATAGTGTGTTACAAACACCAATTGCTTCGTATAATGTTTCATCGGGTGTTGTAACATTCACTGAAGCGCCATCATTAGGCACCGAAAATATTTTGGTGAATTATACGTCACCAATTACATTGACATTTAATCAAGTTACTCAAAGTCAAATTCAAGCGGGCGCTGTCGGTGTAACACAACTTGCAGCAAATTCTGTCACTAGTGATAAGATTGCACCAGGCACTATTGTAGCAACAGATGTCGCTGATGGCAGCATCACAACGCTCAAAATAGCGACTGGCGCAATTACAGGCAATTTAGTCGCAAACAACGCAATCTCAGGCAACAATATCGTATCACCTCCAGACATTTTCGATGATGCATTTTTGTTTGGTGGAATGTAAAAGGAAAAATAAATGGCAAGAGCATACAAAATATTAGGACAAAGAAATCCTTCAGCTAATGTGTTGACTACACTGTACACGGTTCCTTCTGGAAATTCTGCGATTATTTCGTCTATCACTATCGCAAATCTTGATGAAGCAGCAGGTGTTGGTGCGGCATTTAGGGTGGCAGTGAATACTTCAAGTGCTGCTGTATCGAACGTTAGCTATTTGGCATATGGCGTCAATGTTCCTGGTAGAGATACGATAACACTCTCACTAGGCGTAACACTCAATGCTGGTTCAATTGTATCAGTCAATGCGAATAGTTCTTTGTTGGCGTTTTCTGCATTTGGTACTGAAGTCTACTGAGAATGAGTCTAAAAAGATTTGGCCTGACTGGCAGTCTAAACAATCAGCCAAGAGTTGCGGCAAGAAAGTTTAGTTCAAATAGAATAAGCCTCAGACGGTTTCCTTTTGCAACGACACCAGGTGTCGTAACCACGGCTGTTTATGTTGAAGATGTATTTTCGACGTATCTGTATACAGGCAATGGTACCACGCAGACGATCTCAAATGGAATCGACATGTCTGGCAGTATATATGGTGGATATGTTGAGTTTGACGGTGTAGATGATGCTTTAATAACAACAATGCCTGCTCTCAGCGGAGATTTTACCGTTGAATTTTTCTTTTTTCCCACAGATTTCAACCGTGCGTATATAATCTTAGACAAGTCTTTTAGAGATACCAATTTTTCTATAGTTACAGATTATCTAAACACGGGAGCATTTTATGTTCAAGTTGGGGGATATGGGCAAATCAACTTTTCATTTAATCCCCCAATAGTTAATCAATGGAGCCATGTTGCGCTTTGTAGAAGCGGTTCCACTGTTCGCATGTTTCTTAATGGCACACTACTTAGTGGCACAACAGCTGGTGTAACTGGAGCAATCACAACAGGCACTCTTTATATTGGTGCTGGTAGCAGTGCCGGTTCTGGCTACGAATTTACACAAGGGTATATTTCAAATCTTAGAATCACAAACACTGCATTATATACATCGAACTTTACTAGGCCGTCTAGCCCACTAGAGGCAGTTTCGGGCACACAATTACTCACTTGTAAAGCTCCAAGTCTTACAACGGACCTATCGCCAAACGCATACTCTATTACAATTTCTGGTGCGCCAATTTCTCGAACAGAGGGTGGTGTATTTAATGATACCTCCAAAGGAGGTCTAGTTTGGATCAAAGGTCGTTCTCAAGTAGTAGGCCATCGTCTTGTAGATACGGCAAGAGGTGTAACCAAATCTTTAGATTCTAGCACCGGTGCTTTTGAGGCGTCTGAATTGTCAGGAGTTACCGCTTTTAGCAATACAGGATTTTCTTTAAGTGATGATGTAGATTATAACAATAACGCAAGTCTCTATGCCTCATGGACATTCCGTAGACAAGCCAAGTTCTTTGATGTGGTGACTTATACGGGTAATGGTGTTGCTAGTCGTCAGATTTCTCACAATCTTGGTTCAGTGCCAGGATGTATTTTCATCAAATGCACTAGTGTGGGATACAACTGGTATGTGTATCATCGATCAACGGGCAGTAATCAGGTATTAATTCTTAACTCAACTCTTGCGGCAGCAAGTAGCAGTGCTTGGAATAACACAACGCCTACAGATACGGTGTTTACCGTAGATGGACTTACTCCTGAAGTTAATGAAAACGGTGCAACCTATGTTGCATATCTATTCGCTCACGACGCTGGTGGCTTTGGTCTAAGTGGTTCGGACAATATAATTAGTTGTGGAAGTTATATTGGAAATGGTAGCACAACGGGTCCGACTATAAATCTTGGGTATGAACCTGCATTTTTGTTAATAAAAGATTCTACCGCATCCAATGATTGGTGCTTACATGACGGTGTAAGGGGTATCACAAATACTCCTGGTTCTAATCAAACACCTCAAATTTATCCTAATTTGAATGTTGTAGAAAATTTAAATACAAGAATAGCTTTACTTGCAAATGGATTTCAAATAATTGATGATGGTGGAAAAATAAACACGCTTAACTCCACGTTCATCTACATCGCCATCCGTCGTGGTCCAATGGAAACACCAACAAGTGGTACTGAGGTGTTTCAACCAATCGTTTATACAGGCACTAACGTTGATAATCGTAAAGTGACAACTAATATTCTAACTGACATGATCATGGCTCGTCAGCGAAATTCAACTTCATTTGGTGGAATGCTTGTTGGTGATAGATTGAGAGGTAATCAATACTTAGCTACTGGTACTACCGCAGCAGGAGTTACTGACGCAGATTCTTTGATGACACCTACATCTGGATATGGTACTTCTTTCTCTGCAATGGATGGATTTGGTGTGGGAAATGATGCGACTTCTCAGTTAAATTTGAGTGTTGTTTCGAACAATCAAATAGTTGAAGCGTTCAGACGGGCTCCTGGATTTCTTGATATTGTTACATACACAGGTACCGGTACCGCTAGAACAGTCAGTCATAATTTGGGTGTAGTGCCAAAAATGATTTGGGTCAAAAAAACTGCTGGAGGCACCGATGCTTGGGCTGTATATACATCAGCTTTAGGACCAAATTTATCTTTACAATTAGATGATGGGGGAGCTTATTCTACTCTTGCTACCTTTTGGAATGATACGGCACCAACTTCTTCTTCGTTTACGGTAGGCACAAATGGTAGTGTTAATGCTTCCGGTCATTCATTTGTTGCATATCTTTTTGGTGATGTTCCGAGTGTTTCAAAATGTTCATATTATGTTGGTAAAGGAGTAGGAACTTCACAACAAATAGATTGTGGATTTACTGCTGGAGCAAGATTAGTTCTAATAAAATCTACTGAAAGTGCCGGTGACTGGTACTTATATGATTCGTCTAGAGGTATATTGTCGGGCAATGATCCCTATTTTTCAATAGAGACCACTAACACAGAAAATACATCAACAGATTACATTGATCCTTATTCAGCAGGCTTTGAAATATCATCAACAGCACCAGCAGATATGAACAGCGGTTATGGAGAATTTTACGCCAGCTACCCTGTTGGTGGCACTGCTGTCGAAGGAGCCATTTTTCACAATAATCAATTTGTGGTTGTGGATAGCAGTGGGCAAGTTAATTTTTCACCAGACGGTATAAGGTGGACAACATATTCTACTACTTCTGGCACTCTTCGTGGCATTACTTTTGGAAATGAACTATATGTTGCGTGTGGTACCAATGGTGACATAACTACTTCATCGAATGGTACTTCTTGGTCATCAAGAACCAGCGGTACAGCAAGTAATTTGCTTTCTTGTGAGTTTGCTTTTGGAAAATATTGGGCATGTGGAGCCTCTGGTACACTTTTGAGTTCTTCAGATGGTATAAATTGGTCTTCTGTATCGACAGGTACAACAGTCAGTCTTAACAGAATTAAATATTTGAATGGTGTACTTTTTATTGTGGGTTCCAGTTCTAGACTACTTCAATCATCTGATGGAATCAATTTTACACTAACAGATTTGGGACTAGGAAATATTGCTCTTAGAGATATAGTTTATGGTAAAAATTTGTATGTTATCGGCGGTGACAGTCAAACATTGCTTACATCTCCAGACGGCACCACATGGACCTCAAGAACAATAGGTCGTAGTCCACAAGCATTAGTTTTTACTGGGAATAGATTTTTGGCTGGAGGTGGTTCCGGAAACACTGCTTATTCAGATGATGGTATCACTTGGACAAATGGTCCAACAATTACTGCCGTTACATTTAACACAGCGGCATTTGGTAATGACATCGCCATATTATTTAACTCACAGTCTTGTATTTCTTCTCCCAGATACATATATTGGGCTATAGCATAAAAATAAAAAAAGGAAAAAAATGGGTTACAGATTACAATCAACCGGTGAATATTTTCCAACAGACAATGCTCTGCGTAATATGATACCGTCAACTCCAGCACCAGTAACAACTGAGTGGATGGAAGCAAACGGTGTTGACCCCGTATTTGAGGGTCCACAAGCAACTGGTGGCACGATGTATCAATACAGTCAGTTTGGTGGTATTGAACAAATTGACGGAAAATGGTATACTAAGTATGTGTTAGGACCAATTTTTAGTGACAGTCAACAAGAAGATGCATATAAATTAATAAGAGATGCTGAACAGAGTGAAGCCGTTCGCCGCACACGCAATCAAAGATTGACAGAATCCGATTGGACACAACTGGAAGATTCACCGGCGGATAAAGCAGCATGGGCAACGTATCGTCAAGCACTTCGTGATATGTCGTCACAAGAGGGTTTTCCTTGGAATATACAGTGGCCTGAAAAACCATAATATATAAAATTATAAATGAAGGGTGATTGAATGAATAACGAAGAGATTTATTATTCACAGTTTTTAATTAATCACGGTCAAGGTAAACTTGATTGTAATTATAAAACAGCCGCACGTGCGCTTAGACCAACAGCGCAGTACGGTTTATCCGAACAAGATGGTGAGTTCGTTTTTGGTGAGTATCAGGATGAAAGTGGTTTACCACCACCAACAAAAGAAGAAATACTGAATGAACTAGAGTTTCAAGAAAGATTTTGTGCGTATTGGCAACACTTTTATGATCGATATCAGGCATATCCTGACATTACTGTGCTGTTCAATTTGTTATATGAGGCAATAGACAAAAATCAGATTCCAGGAAAAGAATCAGATTTTTATAAAACAATTAAAATAGTAAACGAACAATATCCTTGTCCTGATGATGAGCCGCCTTCAAGAACGAATAAATAGAGTAAAATTAAGGATTTAAATGTCTTATATTGGCAATCAAGTTACGTCAGTACCGCATATAGTTGATTTATTCAACGGCGATGGTAGCAGCACTATTTTTGGTGTTCTTACCAGGGCACCTGCTGGGACAGCAGCCGTTGTTGTTTTTGTTAACGGTTCTTACAAAATTCCAGGTATTGATTATACTCTAAGTGGTGATATCATTACGTTTACTACTGCTCCTTCAGTAGGCACAAACAATATTGCTGTTCATCATATTGGTAATGGCACAACAACACAAGTACCATCAGACGGTTCTGTAACTGGTAATAAACTTGCAGCTACATCAGTTTCAGGTAATAATCTTACTCAAAACTCTATTCGTGGCAATAACATTGTTGCTGGTACAATTACTGGTAATCTGATTGCCGCAGAAACCATTACTGGTGATGATTTAGCACCAAATAGTGTTCGTGGAAACAACATTGTTGCCGGTACAATTACTGGTAATCTAATCGCAGACGGCACTATATCAGATAGCAACTTTTCAGCATCAGCAAATACAAAAATCCTAAGTTCAGGATTTGTAGGATCAATTATTTTTGGAGCATAATAAATGGCCGCACCTAATATTGTAAACGTAACTTCTATTATACCGCATACGGTGACACTCACGCCTGCGAATACAGCACGACAGGGATTGGTTGCTGCGCCGGCGACTAATGCTACTCATAAAGTAAACACGGTCATGATAGCAAATTTGGATCCAGCCACTTCATATGCTGCTACCATAGAACTACGCCTTGCTGATGGAACTACGTTTCGTTCGATTGGTAACACGGTTTCTGTTCCACCGAACTCAACGTTGGTTTTGTTAGACAAATCAACATCATTTTATTTGTTGGATACCACTGTTACGGGCGAAGCAAGCATGTTGTGGGTTCAGAGTAACTCAGCAAGTAATTTGACATTCACTTGTTCATACGAAACAATCAGCTAATTCAGAGCATCAAGAGAGGAATTTTTAATGACTAGACGTTATTCAGGTGGTTTGGTAAGAGCCCTACCTATTTCAGTTGCGACTTCTGGTACAAGCGGCGTCTTTACTGTATCAGAAGCAATGAACTATATTGCTGCTGGTAAATGGCCACAAAATCTTCTCACTACTGTTTTGACATTTACTGGTTCTGGTGTTTGGACAGCACCGCCTGGCGTTACTTCTGTTGATTATCTTGTTGTTGGCGGTGGCGGTGGTGGTGGTGCTGCTTGTAGTGGCACTAACTTTATTGCTGGTGGTGGGGGTGGGGCCGGTGGTTTTCGCTTAGGCACTAACATGAGTGTTACTCCAGGTGTTGATTATACTATAACTGTTGGTGGTGGGGGCACTGCTGATTCCGTTAGAGCAACTCCTGCTGCAAATGGTAGTAATAGTTCTTTTGGTAATTCTCCAAACAGTGTTGATGCGACAGGTGGTGGGATGGGGGGTAGGACACACGGACCAGCTGCCCCCACTTTGGGTTATGCCGGAATAGGTGGATCAGGGGGGGGAGGAACAGCGTCAACAAGTCCACTTGGTGTTACTCCTGGTGGTCAAGGTAATCTTCCTAATGTAACTCCTGCTCAGGGGTTTGGTGGTGGTGCTGGTTTTACCCCAGGAGTAAATGGTCGAGCCGGTGGTGGTGGTGGTGCTGGTGCAAATGGCAGCACTGGGAACACAAGTTCAGCAGGTATGGGTGGCGTAGGCATAGCAAGTTCAATATCTGGAATATCTACTACTTATGCTGGTGGTGGTGGTGGGGCTACTTACTCATGTACGGGGGGTACTCCACAAGTTTTGGGTACTGCTGGAGCAGGAGGCGCTGGTGGTGGGGGTAGAGGTGGAAATCCACACCCTAATGCCCCTGGCTGGTGTGCAGCATTACGAGCAAATGGGCAAAATGGCACAGCAAACACTGGTGGCGGCGGTGGTGGCGGCGCAAATCTTGTATCCCCTTTGAGTGGCGCCACATTCGGAGGTGCTGGTGGTTCAGGTATCGTCATCATTCGTTATGTACAACCTGCAAGTGAAACTACTTACACTTTCAAAACATCGACTAATTGGACAGCACCAACTGGCGCCACATTGATTGATTATCTTGTCGTTGCTGGTGGTGGAGGTGGCGGAGCAGGAGCATCTACAGGAAACCCAGGTGGTGGTGTCAATTATCTAATTGGTGGCGGTGGTGGCGCTGGTGGAGTACGCATTGGTACAAACTATCCAGTCACTCCTGGGCAAGTATATCCTATTATTGTTGGTGGTGGTGGTAATCGCAATTCGGGGACCAGTCCAACCGCAATAACACAAGGGTCTAATGGCACAAATTCCAGTTTTGGAACCACACCAAATCAAATTTCTGCTGCTGGTGGTGGAAGAGGGTCGGGAGCTATTTGTTTCAGTCACCCAGGCAGTGCTTACGCAGCAGCAAATGGTGGATCGGGTGGTGGTGGAGCCGGCACATATGGCGTTGGATTTGCTAATAACACATTAGCGATTGGACAGGGTAATATACCAAACGTGACGCCAGCGCAAGGATTTGGCGGTGGTGCTGGTATAACGACACCAAACGCAAACTCCGGCGCAGGTGGTGGAGGCGCAAGTGCTAACGGGGCAGCAGGAACTTCGGCTGTACCACGTGCTGGTGGCAATGGTGGTGAGGGTGTTGCTTCTTCAATTACTGGAGTTTCGACGAGTTATGCTGGCGGTGGTGGTGGTGGCGGATTTGGTCCCGGTGGGTCATCTGGTGGGGCTGGTGGCGGTGGTGCTGGTGGCGGACCACCTCCTGCTGCCGGCACAGCACCCGCAGGAAAAATTGGTGCTGCTGGCACAGTGAATACCGGTGGCGGTGGTGGTGGCGGTGGACATTGCAACAACCCCGCAACCTTTTTCAATTCTGGGGCCGGTGGATCAGGAATCGTTATTATTAAAGTTGTTGGCTAATTAGTTATTTGGAGTGATTATGGAAAAAATATATCAATTATATGGAATAGATACAGCAGTTCATTTATTACGACCAGGCGCAACTTGGGAAATAAGTAATATGGGTTTTAGCAAATGGGATGATCCTAGACCATGCCCAACTATGGAAGAAGTAAAAGAGTGTATGGAAAAACTAAAGCAATTAGAAGATTCCATAGATACACAGTGGCGTGACGATCAACTTAAAGAATTTGGTATACAAGAAAAAGTATTGTCTGAACAATTAAAATGAAAGTTACAAGGAGATAAAATGGCACACTTTGCCGAATTAGATCATAATAATGTAGTTCTTCGTGTTATCGTTGTTGATAACAGAGATACATCTACACCAAACGGCACTGAAAAAGAATCTATTGGTGCCGCATTTTGTGAAAGACTTTTTGGTGGTCGTTGGGTACAAACAAGTTATAACGGCAATTTTCGTAAAAGATATGCTGGTCAAGGAATGATTTACCATGAAGGTGCTGATGCTTTTATTCCCCCTTCACCATTTCCATCTTGGACACTTGATTTAGGAACAGCCGATTGGGTAGCGCCTGTGCCAAAACCCGATGGTAACTATGTTTGGAACGAAACTGATGGTGTTTGGGATCCTGCTCCCGATCCTGTTTCCCCACCTACAGAAGAATAGATTATATTTTTAAATAATAGAACCCCCACATATGTGGGGGTTTTTTTACGCTTCCAAGATTGACTAAATAGACGATTAGAAGGAGACAATCTTGGCGGCATACGTAGAAATCACTATTGAGCAAGGTGCAAACCTCACATCAACTGTCACTGTAAATGATGTACAAGGTGACTCCGTAAATCTCACAACTTATTCTGCTTCTGCTCAATTACGCAAATCTTATTATTCTTCATCAGCAAACACACTCACAGCGATCATTACTGGGAATGCTAACGGTCAAATCACACTTTCAATGACTGCTGCGAACACATCAAACTTAACTCCTGGTCGCTATGTTTATGATTTGATTATCAGAAACTCGACTGACAATTCTGTGACACGTGTAGTAGAAGGCACTGCTGTTGTTCTTCCATCAGTTACGAGGTAATTCATGCCAGATTTAGGTCCAGTTACGGTTGGTCAACCTAACTTAGGTTCTGTTACAGTTTTTCAACCGAATAGAGCAACACTTACATCACCGAACTTTAAACCAAAACCAAATGTAACATTGGCAGAAATAAATGATGTGTCCACAGAAGGCGTTCAAGATGGATATTCTTTAGTGTTTGACTCAGCAAACAATCGTTTTGAAATGAAAATTGCTACTACCGTTTTAGGAAATCTTGACGGCGGATTATTCTAAGAATTATAAATGTCAAATACATCAATTCAAATAAAGCGTTCGCTAACAACAAATACACCTGTATCACTCAACATTGGTGAACCAGCGTATTCGTATAGTAGTAACACATTATTCATTGGTTCACCAGCGGAAACAGGTGCTATTCCTATTGGTGGACATGATTCATATCTTCGTGGACTTACATCATATGAACAAGCTAATATAGCATTTCGTACAGCAAATGCTGCTTCAATTCGTGCTAACAATTCGCTAAACGCCAACTCTGGTGGCACAATTACTGGTGATGTTCTGATTCAAGGTAATCTGAATATCGTTGGTGGTTCGATTGGTGCCAATGTACCTGTCGTATTGATCGGTGATAATATTATCACACTGAATACAGCGATTAGTCAGTCGGGTCAACCGACAATGAATGCTGGTATTGAAATTGATCGTGGCGCACAACCGAATGTTTATTTGTTGTGGAATGAAACTGACAACAAATGGACATTTACGAATGATGGCGTAAACTATGATGATCTGGGTGGTTCAGCGACAGCATCGTATGCTAACTCAGCTTTCGTACAAGCAAACTCGGCATTCTTACATGCTAATTATTCTTTTGATCAAGCAAATTCTGGATTTACACAAGCTAATTCTTCGTTCTTTCATGCGAATGCTGCGTATCTACATGCGAATGCCGCATATACAAGTCAAAACACAAGCGGTATTAGAGCAAACTCGGCATATGAACAAGCCAACGCAGCATACATTCATGCTAACTCGGCATTTCAGTTTCAAAACGCATCTGGTAATTATGCGAACTCTGGATTCATTCAAGCCAACTCAGCATATCATCATGCGAATGCTGCTTTTGTAAATGCCAATAGTACATTTGCTACTACTAACTCCGCATTCATTCACGCAAATGCCGCATACGCAAGTCAAAACACAACTGGCATAAGAGCAAACTCTGGATTTGTACAAGCCAACTCTGCATTCTTTCATGCGAATGCTGCTTTCGCAAATGCCAACGGTGCTTTTGCTTCAGCCAATGCTGCTTTTGCAAATGCGAATGGCGCTTTTGCTTCAGCGAATGCTGCATACATTCAAGCAAATTCTGGATTCATAAAAACTAATGCGGCGTTTGATCATGCTAATGCTGCTTTTGCTTCGGCAAATAATGTAGCACCACAGGTACAACCAGCATTCAACACCGCCAATGCGGCATTTATACAAGCGAATTCAAGTTTTATACATGTCAATTCTAGCTTTCATCATGCGAATGCTGCTTTTGCAAATGCGAATGGTGCTTTTGCTAGAGCCAACGCTGCCTTTGCGAATGCCAACGGTGCTTTTGCTTCAGCGAATGCGGCATTCAACACAGCCAACGCTGCATTTATTCGTGCCAATAATTCACTAAACGCAAACGTTGGTGGTCAAGTTACTGGTGATGTTACTATTGTTGGTAATGTTACATCGAACACACTGACAACAACAGGTTCAAACGGTAGTATTACGGGTGCTAATGCTATCTTTTCAAATTATTTCTTTGGCGCAAACGGTACAGTAGACATGTATGTCTACACATCATATGCTTTTGCAAATGCCAATGGTGCTTTTGCTTCAGCCAATGCTGCTTTCGCAAATGCTAATGGTGCTTTTGCTGCTGCTAATGGTGCATATATTCAAGCCAATAGTGCATTTATAAAAACAAATGCTGCTTTTGACCATGCAAATGCAGCATATCTTTCACAGAATGCTACTGGTCAATATGCGAATGCCGCATTCATTCATGCCAATTCGAGCTTCATAAAAACCAATGCTGCGTTTGATCATGCTAATGCTGCTTATATTTCACAGAATGCTACAGGTCAATATGCGAATGCGGCATTCATTCGTGCCAACAATTCGTTAAATGCAAATCTTGGTGGCACAGTTACCGCTAATGTTACAATTAATGCTAATCTAACAACACAAAATGTATTTGTTGGTTCGTATATTGATTTAAACACTTCATCTTCTATACCACCAAGAAACGAAGGTCGTATTTTTTACGAAAACGATCAGAAGACTTTAGCATATAACAACGAATCTGATAATACGATTCAACTTGGTCAAGAAACAGTAATTCGTGTATGGAATAATTCTGGTACTACAATTGCCAGAGGTAAAGTTGCTCGTATAGGTGGTGACGCATCGGCAAATGGTTTCCCCGCTGTTGCTCTTGCTTCGGCAACTCTTGCTGAGAATGCTGAAGTTGTTGGTGTTACTTCTACTACGATTGCAAATAATGATTATGGTTATGTAACGATACATGGTAAAATAAGAGGACTTAACACTTCGTTATTGACTGCTGGTCAAGAGTTGTTCTTGTCCGATACACCAGGTGAATATCAAACAACTCCACCAGCAACACCAAGTGTGCCAATGGCAATTGGTTATGTCACTCTGTCTGATGTAACAGACGGTTCGATTCTTGTCTATTCTCATTTGATGGAAGGCAAGAATAAAACAAACGGTGCTATTCTGTTTGGTCGCAATGGTGCTATTGACCAAGATCCTACTAAACTGTATTGGGATTATGTCAATGACCGTTTAGGTATTGATACAGACAGCCCACAAGCAAACCTACACGTTGCTGGTGATGGTTTGTTCACAGGTAATCTGACCATTACAGGCAATCTGGTAGTTAGTAATGCTCAAACAATTACTACAGATCAATTGTTTATTGGTGGTAACAATGTAATTCTGAGTGCCAATGTTGTTGGTACACCATCACTCAATGCTGCGATCATTGTCAATCGTGGCGACTCACCTAACGCATACATTCTTTGGGATGAAACTGTCAATGAATGGTTAGCATACGAAGGCACTGGTGAACCTGGTCATATTCTTCTTGCGAATAAAACTGCGAACAGTTGGTTAGTATATAACACTTTTGAAGCATACGAAAAAGAATTTTATCCTATTGGTGCGAATCTTGCAAACAGCACTAATGAACTTGCTAAAGCAGGATTTGCGACTGCGAACATTGCAGAAAACTTAGCAATTGCAAGTTTCAAACATGCAAATTCTGGCTTCATTCAAGCGAACTCATCATATGCTCATGCCAATGCCGCTTATGTGTCTCAAAATGCTACTGGTCAATATGCGAATGCTTCGTTCATAATCGCAAATTCTGGATTTATACAAGCCAACGCATCTTTTAATCACGCCAATGCTGCGTTTGCTGCTGCGAACAATGTAGCACCACAAGTTCAACCGTCATACGATACTGCTAATGCTGCGTTTATTCATGCTAACGCATCATTTGTAAAAGCAAACACTGCCGATTCAAATGCTTTGTCTGCTGGCTCATATGCTAACTCTGCGTTTGATCATGCTAATGCTGCTTTTGCTTCAGCAAATAACGTAGCACCACAAGTACAACCAGCATTCAACACAGCAAATTCAGCATTCATTCAAGCCAACGCATCATTCGACCATGCTAATGCTGCTTTTGCTTCGGCAAATAATGTAGCACCACAAGTACAGCCAGCATTCAACACTGCTAATGCGGCATTCATTCAAGCAAATGCGGCATTCATTCAAGCAAATGCGGCATTTATTCATGTCAATGCTTCGTTCGATAAAGCAAACACTGCCGATATAAATGCGCTGTCTGCCGGTTCATATGCTAACAGTGGATTCATTCATGCGAATGCTGCGTTTGGTAAAGCCAACAATGCTGATGCGAATGCTTTGTCAGCTGGATCTTATGCCAACTCTGCGTTTGCTGCTGCGAACAATGTAGCACCACAAATACAACCAGCATATGATACAGCTAATGCTGCTTTCATACAAGCAAATGCGGCATTTATACACGCCAACGCTTCGTTCGACAAAGCAAACAATGCTGATTCAAATGCTACATCGGCGGGAGTATATGCTAATGGTGCATATGTTCATGCGAACGCTGCTTTTGCTGCTGCTAATAATGTGTTTCCGCAAGTTCAGCCGGCGTTTCATACCGCTAATGCGGCATTTATTCAAGCCAATGCTAGTATTCTTCACGCACAGTCTGCTTTCCATCACGCAAATGCTGGATATGTGGCAGCAAACACCGCCGACGGTAAAGCAGTAACATCAGGTGACTATGCGAATGCGGCATTTATTGTTGCCAATGCTACGACAATTCAAGCAAATGCTGGATTTAATCATGCGAACTCTGGCTTTACACAAGCAAACTCAGCATTTTTCCATGCGAATAGTGGCTTTATTCAGGCGAATGCTTCTTACAATCAGGCAAACGCATCATTTATCGTAGCTAACGCAACATCAACGCAGGCTAACGCAGCATTCGATCATGCTAATGCCGCTTTTGCTTCGGCAAACAATGTAGCACCACAAGTACAACCAGCGTTTAATACTGCCAATGCGGCATTCTTGCAAGCCAATGCCGCTTTTGATAAAGCAAATACTGGTGCTAATGCTGAAGTTAGAAGTTTCTCTACAACATCAAATGGTGCTGTTTCTACATATGCTTTAGGGTTTACACCAACATCAAATACAGCAGTAATTGTTTCAATTGGTGGTATTGTACAAACTGAACTTGCTGATTATGAAGTAAATCGTTCGAACAGTTCGATCTCATTCAATGAGCCTCCACCTGCTGGAGAATCTGTTCGTGTAGCAGGATTCAATAATGTAAATCTTTATACTCTTGATGTTGCGAACTCTGCTGGTGCCATTGTTGTTTCGTATAATGGTATTGGTGATGGTGTAACGCAGGGCTTTAATTTAGGATTTAGACCGGAATCTGGCAACGCCATCTTTGTTTCAATTGGTGGTATTTTACAACCCGAAGACGCATATACTGTAAATCCATCAACAAATAACATTACGTTTATTACCGCTCCTGGCAACGGAGAAAATATTCGTGTAGTTGGATATGACAAAGTTAATCCATACTTTGTTCAATATGTCAGTTCAAATGTTTCAGTATCAACATTCGAAACAGTTGCGAATGGTAACTTCACGACATTTAACTTAGGATTTTTACCACAAGCACGTGAAGTGTTGATCGTTTCTGTTGATGGTGTTATTCAACCAATTACATCATACACAGTCAACAATATTCAACAAACAATTACTTTTGACGGTGCTCCTGCTAGTGGTGAATTAGTTCGTGTCATTACAATGTACACGACAGCAAATGCTTTCATCACACCAGATGGTTCGATTAGTTTAGCCAAACTTGACACTCAGTTATACAATCTGATATACAATTCAAGTAATGTAGCGAATAACATTTCTAATACAGCAAATATTGCAATTGCAAATGTTCAGGCAAGTGCTAATGCTACATTGAATACAGTTTCAAATACAGTCAACGCTTCGTTTATTACAGCTAATGCCGCTTTCATACAAGCAAACGCAGCATTTATTCAAGCAAATACTGCCGCATCTACTGGGAAGGCAATTGCTATGGCTCTTGTATTTGGAGGATAACAAATGTTACAAACAATAGGTTCCGCTAGAATAGCAAACAGTGCAGTAACAACTGTCAAGATAGCAGATTATGCCGTTACAAACACCAAAATTGCCAATGCTGCCATCACTGTAGAAAATATCTCAGCGGATACTTTACCTAATTACGACTTAGATGATATATCATATCTGGCAGATGGAAATACATTAAATTTTCCATTAAGATATAACACAACAAATGTATCTGTCAGAGATCCGTCAAGTTTGATGATAATTGTAAATGGTACAATACAGAAACCTTATGCGAACACCTATGGTTCAAACACTTGGATAACTAACATATATGCCCCCGATGGTGGTTATATGTTAGACAGTGATGGTACAATTCGTTTCTCCGAACCCGTACCGAACGGGTCAACAATTCAAATAAGAGTCGTTCCTGGCATCGCAAATACCGTTCAGAGAACTTATCCTTACCGACCAATCGATATTATGATTGGCGAATAAAAGACTAAATAGTAGAGATTTTAAAAAATAATCAATTACCCAATTATTTGGAGTCGAAATGGCTAGAAAAGTATTATCTGATACATACTTCTCGTTCACACCGTCAAGCAGAACGATTGTATTTAATCAAATCATTCAAAGAGAGAGATTCGTTCTCATTACGAATCTGAACACGAATCAGGTAATCTACAATTTTTCAGATCCAAATCTGAAAATTACCTCATATTCAACATCGACAAACAACACTACTGGAGCAGCAACGACAAGTATCGTTCTTCAGTACAATACAACTGCAATGTCGGCGACCGACGATCTGCAAGTTGTCATTGATGAGTATGAAGAGAAGTTTACTCCGTCAGAACTGTATACTGACCCAGTAAATAAATTCAGAACAAGTCAACCACAAGCATTGATTGATACTGACTTTGAATATTCCACTCAATCAACGAAATGGGAATCTTTATCTCTTGTCAATAATCGACCATATGCATACCAAAACACAAGTGCAAACACCATTTTTTCTACTGGTGGACCACTAACTGTAACAGCCATTGCAGTCAACTCCAATTCCAGCGTGGTTACAGTTTACACCGCAAACACTGTTGCTGTAAACACTCCAGTTTTTGTAACAGATACGGCATGGGGACCTGCTGATGGAACATTCATGGTCGATTCAGTAACACCAGGCCATGCAATTCGTTACACAACAAAACAACGTTACATTAACACAGCAGCAGGCATAGCAAACGTTAATATTAACATTCCTGGTGTAAGTGCTGTTGCAAACGGTTCAGTGTACTCACGTGCTAATATTGGTATTGCAAACATTAACTTCATCAGCACATTTGCAAACGGTCAAATTACAACAACTCAGCCACATGGTTTGTCATTAGGCAATGAAGTTATTATTCAGGGTGCATTTGCTGCAACATCTGGTACACCAAACGGTACTTACACAATTACTGGCGTCTACTCTAATACTACTTTCCGTATTGATGCTAACGTAGCACCAGTAAGTTCTGGTGGTATCACTTCTTCACTGGCAAACTTGTTCTCTGCCGGTCGTTCAACAATCGTACATCGTGCATATGATGGTGGTGTTGAATTTGGTACAGCAGCAGAAGGTCATAATAATCAATTGATTCGTCAGACACGCCGTTATTTCCGTTACCAGTCTGGTAAAGGTATTCAGATGTCAACTGGTACGTTGATGAAGCCGGCGATGCGTGTTGATAGTATTATCAGTTCAGGTGTGGTTGTAACAGTCAAAACAAAAGAGCCTCACTTCTTAGATGCAAACGTATCAATTAATGTCACCAATTGTAATGAGGTGGCATACAACGGAACATTTAATGTTTTTGAAACACTGGATCCGTATACATTCCGTTATGTTGCAAATAGCACACCATCATCTTCTACAGCGACAGGCTTATATCGTATAACCGTCAATAGTTGGTTTGGTGCTATTAACCGTGTTGGTATGTTTGATGATCAAAACGGATTGTTTTTTGAATATGACGGTACAACATTATCGGCTGTTAGACGTTCATCAACTCGTCAAATTTCTGGTTACATCAGTGCAAACACTTCAAATACACAGATTGATGGTGTGAATGTCAACGGTGTAACAACCAAGTTCTCTTCTGAACTTGAAGTTGGTGACTATATCGTTATCAAAGGTATGTCATATCGTGTCATTGAAATTCAATCTGACACAAGATTACATGTTTCTCCTGCGTATCGTGGTGAAACTCCACTTTTCCAAGCAGTTGCAAACAAAACTATTGATTTTAAATATACGCAATCAGAGTGGAATATAGATCGCTGTAATGGAACAGGACCATCAGGATATAATATTGATTTAAGCAGAATGCAAATGTTGTATCTAGATTATTCATGGTATGGTGCTGGTTTTGTTCGTTGGGGATTCCGTGCTACAGATGGTAACATTATCTACTGCCATAAAGTAGTTAATAATAACGTCAACTATGAAGCATATATGCGTTCAGGTAACTTGCCCGCACGTTATGAAACAAATACGTTCTCACGTAGAACCAGACTTCAAGCAACGATGAACTCCGGTGACAATACAATGAACGTAGCAAATGCTTCAGTTTTCCCAACAGCAGGTACATTGTGGGTATACGGTGGACCTGGTGGTCTGAGCGAATTCATTAACTATAATGGCATTTCAAATAATTCACCATCGGGTTGGACATTTAATAATCTTACACGTGGCCAAACTGGTGCCACCATCAACTGTGTGATGTCTACGACAAGCACAGTATTGAATTTGGTAGCAGGTCAAGCAACGACTGGCATTCAACCTGGCATGTATGTAAGTAATGCTAACATTCCTGGTACAGCAATTATTACTTCAGTTACTCCTGGTGTATCGATTCAACTTTCACAAGCACCACAAATTGGTGGCACAGGTCTTGTGACATTTATTCCAATGGGTAATACAGCACAAACGTTTACGTTCTCATCAACTTCGCCAACTTCTGTTGAACTTCATGCGCCAGGTTATTCACCTAGATTGAGTCATTGGGGTACTTCTGTAATTATGGATGGTCGTTACGATGATGATAAGTCTTTCGTGTTTACTCAAGGTATGCCAGTTGCAAGAAGCATACCTCCTGGTCAGCGTATGGCAATACAAAGTTTCCGTATTTCACCATCGGTTAGTAATGGTGTTCCTGGTTCAAGACTTGGTGATCGTGAAGTAGTTAATCGTATGCAAATGATTCTACGTCAATTAGACCTCCTCTCTGGTGGTCAGTTCTTGATGGAAATTCTTTTGAATGCATCAACTGCAAATGCTACACCACAGTGGGCTTCAGTCGGTGGTTCAAGTTTGGTTCAATATATTAATCATAGCGCAGACACAAGAATTGATGGTGGTGAAGTTATCTACGGCTTCTTCACTAACTCATCTGGTGGTACAACGAACTTGACAACAACTTCAGTCGAACTTAACTTAGTTCGTGACTTGGGTAATAGTATTTTGGGTGGAGGAACACTTGATCCAAATCGTGGTTTCTTTCCCGATGGACCTGATATCATTACAATTTGTGCCCGAAACGTTGGTACGGGGGCAGCATCTATCTTCTCTAGATTGTCGTGGACAGAAGCACAGGCATAAATGTTATCAGTAACTACATTACCAATACTGCAAGCCGTAAATGAAAACAAAGAATTTTATTTCGGCTTGCAGCCAGGTCTGTCTGGAAGAGCGGATGTTGAATACGTAAATCGTAGCATATCATTTAATCCTGCTTCCAACACCATTACTATTGGTGTTAATTTAAATCTTGGAAGAAATACGGTCAATGGTGTGGCAATTGCTGAGTCTTCGTTGCCTTCTACAAAACTTTTACCAATTAATCGTCTACTGGAAAACACATATCTAATACCAGGTTCAGCGAATGGTAACGTAAGTATTTTTGTTGGTGATAGTTCAGTGTATTATTTGACTGGCAATACAGCTGGAAATGTTACATTTGATTTGCGAGTAAGTCCTCAAGTTCCTCTTGATAGTTTGATGGGGAATGGACAGTCACTTACGACAGCTTTTATAATGACGCAGGGTGGTGGCATACAGTATTTGGCTAATCTTTCTATTGATGGTGTGTATCAAGCAAATAGTACCAGATGGAGTGGCAATAGTAGGCCTACTTACTCTACATCACTTACAAGTCAACAGTTGGATGTGTACACTTTTACGACAATAAAAACAGGAGCCAACACATATTCAATTTTGGGCTCAAGAACATCATACGGTTTTGGTTAAATAAATGATTCAAAAAGTTCGCACACCTCTTATTAGTACAACAAGTATTACTGGTAATTTGGTTGCCTCTGGCGCCATTGCTGGTAATAATATTGTAGAGGGTCAGATTACTGGCAACTTGATTGCTGTTGGGGCTATTGCTGGTAACAATATTGTTGCTGGCACAATTACGGGAAATTTGATTGCTGTTGAGGCTATTGCTGGTAACAATATTGTTGCTGGCACAATTACGGGAAATTTGATTGCGAATAATGCTGTATCTGGAAATAACATAGTATCACCTCCAGACATTTTTGATGATGTCTTTTTGTTTGGGGGTATGTAAATGTCTGAACAAAAAGTAGAGTCGGGTCGTATAGCAGATGGTGCAATTCTTGGAAACAAGATTGCATCAAACGCCGTTCGTGGAAATAATATTGTTGCAAGTGCCATTACGGGAAACCTTATTGCTGATGGTTCTGTTTCTGGTAATAATATTGTTGATAATGCCATTCGTGGTAATAACATTGTTGCTGGCACAATCACAGGCAATTTAATCGCAGACGGCTCAATTTCTGGTAATAATATTGTTGATAATGCCATTCGTGGTAATAACATTGTTGCTGGCACAATCACAGGCAATCTTCTTGCCGCACAAACAATTACTGGTGATGACTTAGCACCAAACAGTATTCGTGCTAACAACATCGTAGCAGGTCAAATTGCAAGTAACACACTTACTTCAAATTTACAAATATCACTTACGCAAGTATTTGAGACTGCCAATGTTTTTACAACAGCAGTAGGTGGTAATGTAAACATTGATTTGCAGAATAATACAGTATATTTCTTTTCATCAAATACCACTGCAAATGTAACTTTTAATCTGAGAGCAAATACACAGAACACCCTTGATTCACAACTAGGAATAGGTCAATCAGTTACTACAGCAATTTTGTTGAAACAAGGTGCAACAAGATTTCGTGCTAATGTTTACGTCGATGGTGTATTACAGGCACCGTTTTACTTGGGTAATTCTGCACCTTCTTTTGCGGCAACACAACAAGAATCTATTGACATATATTCGTTCAATGTTATAAAAACAGCAGCGAATACATATACAATATTGGCAGCAAACTCTAATTTCCAAAGAGCAACAAATCAGAATCCATAACTTATGGCAACTATAAACACAAGACAACAATTCAAAGATTACTGCCTGCGTAGACTAGGATTTCCGGTTATTGAAATCAACGTTGACGATGATCAGGTAGATGATCGAATTGATGATGCGCTTAATTTTTGGCGTGATTATCATTATGACGGTACAGAAAAACTGTACATGAAACATCAGATCACACAAGCGGATATTGATCGTCAATGGATTTATTGTCCTGATGCCGTACAATTTGTTACGGGTATTTTTCCATTTGATCAGTCTAACGCATCGATCAATATGTTTGATTTGCGTTATCAGTTGCGTCTACATGATCTTTATGACTTTACGTCGGTATCGTATGTGTCATACGAAATTACCATGCAGCACCTTCGTACATTGAATCTATTGTTCTCTGGTACACCACAATTCCGTTTTAATCGTCATCAGAACAAAGTGTTTCTTGACATTGATTGGTCAAGAGATGTTCAACCAGGTGAATGGGTTGTCGTTGAGTGCTATCGCACAATTCGACCAGAAACAATTGTGTTGACGGGTACAGTAACGGGTGATCCATCATCAAATACAATCGTGGGTTACGGTACAAAATTTGACCAAGAAATTGTACCATTTGATTTCATTACTATTGGCACAGAATCAAAACAAGTTGGTAACATTGAGTCGCCCACAAGTTTGACATTAGTTGGACCACCAACATTAACGCATAGTAATTCAGCCATTCAAATTGAAGGCACGACTGATGTGTGGAATGATCGTTTTCTGAAACAATTGGCTACAGCAAAAATCAAACAGCAGTGGGGTAACAACCTTAAAAAGTTTGAAGGTATTCAAATGCCGGGTGGTGTTACGCTGAATGGTCAGAAAATTTATGATGAAGCATCAGAAGAAATCAAAGAGATGGAAGAACAGATTTATCAAATGGGTTCACTACCTTCGGAAATCTTTACTGGCTAATGTCAACTAACTTTTATTTTAATAATTTTCCGTCAAAGCTGGGTGGTGGCAATGTCATCACTCCAGAACAGTTATTGGTCGAAAATCTTGTCATTGAAGCACTCAAGATTTATGGCTTGGATGTTTATTATTTACCACGCACAACACGTGATCAAGTAGACTATCTGTTTGGTGAAGATGTTTTGAAAGAATATCGCACTGCACATCCAATTGAAATGTATCTAGAAAATGTAAACGGCTTTGATGGTGAACAAGATTTCATATCTAAGTTTGGTTTAGAGATTCGTGATGAAGCAACATTGCTTGTCTCACGACTGAGATTTAGGTATGCGGTTAATGGTTTAACAAGACCTCTTGAAGGTGACTTGATTTACATACCAATGACTACAAGTTTCTTTGAGATTACCAGTGTAGAATCAGAAAACGATCAAGCCATGTTTTATACATTAGGTCGTGGTCGAGGTGGTAATGTGTATGTGTATGCTTTGAAAATGAAACAGTTTTACTTTTCAAATGAAGTTATTGAAACAGGCATTTCAGAAATCGATGGCAATATTCGTAATTACTATCCAAAACTTCGTATTTCATTAGGCTCTGGTTCAGGTAAATTTCTTAACGATGAAATTGTATATCAAGGTTCAAATCTCTCTTCTGCTACAGCACAAGCACTAGTTTACGATTTTCAACCAAATTCATACATTGATGTGTATAGAATGCAGGGTGATTTTGTCGCATCGGCTAATGTGAAAGGTAATACAAGTTCTTCACAATGGACAGTCACACTTGCTTCTGATGCTCCAGTTCAAAACACAGCATTTGAAGACATCATTGACAATGCTCGTATTGAAGCAGCGGGTGATGGTATCATTGACTTTACGGAAGTGAATCCGTTTGGAGAACCTTGATGTTAGGTAATTCTCAATTTTATCATCGCACCATTCGTAAAATGGTGGTTGTGTTTGGTACAATGTTCAATGATCTTGAAATTGTTCGTTATACACAATCTGGTAGCCCAAAAGAAAAACTTAAAGTACCATTGTCATATGGTCCTAAAGAAAGATATCTGACACAGATTACTTCTGATCCAAATTTGATCAAATCGATAAACTCTGTAATACCAAGAATGTCATTTAATCTTGACAACCTTGAGTATGATTCAAGTCGTAAACAGATTTCCACACTACAGAATTTTGCTGCTGCTACAAACACCGGAGTTGCTACACAATATTTACCTGTGCCATATAACTTTGAATTTAGTTTATCAATTTATGTTCGCAACACAGAAGATGGCACACAAATACTGGAACAAATACTACCATTCTTCACACCAGATTTTAGTGTTGTAGTAGATTTTATTCCTCAAATGAATCAGAAGTACACAGTGCCTATCATACTTAATTCAGTAGCATCGACAGTTGATTATGAAGGTGGCATGGGTGATGGTACAACACGAATTATTGTTTGGGATTTAACGTTTACAGCCAAGAGTTTCATCTGGCCACCAGTCAAAACAGGTAAAATTATTAATGCTGCTAATACCAATATCAACATTGATCTTACCTCAAAAGAAATTCAAAAAGTCTATGTTGACTATGCGAATGGTAACAATGTGTTTACAACTGGAGAAACACTCCGTGATAGTGCCAATGGATTCTTTGGTACTGTAGAATACTTCAGCAACACTTCACTTGGCACATTAGTCATTACTGGTGGTAATAAGTATATACAAACTGGCTATACACTTACAGGTGATTATTCTGGAGCAAGATATAATGTGTCTACGCTAGATACAACTTCAATCAATGCTGCTGCGGTAATTGTTGAGCCTAATCCAACAACAGCCGCACCGCCAGCAGACTTTGGATTTATTGAAACGATTAAAGAATGGCCTGATACATTATCATGAAAAAACTGAATAAAAATTTATCTGAAATCTTTGATGTTGAGCCTATTGAAGAAGGCCGAATCGAAACAATGCCTGTTGTAATAGATGATAGTGCTAATCAAATTGATGCCGATGCTGAATTTGCTCGTACAAATATGCGTTCATTGATTGATAATGGTAACCGAGCATTGACTGAATTAGCTTCAGTTGCGAATCAATCAGAGTCACCAAGAGCATATGAAGTCTTAGCCACAATGATGAAAAATCTGGCTGAGATGAATAAAGATTTACTAGAGTTACAAAAAAGAAAAAAAGAGCTTGCACCTCAGTCGGAGTCTAGTAAAGGAGTCAACGTCGATAAAGCAATCTTCGTTGGCTCCACTACCGAATTACTTAAAATGATCAAAGGAAATAAATAAAATTATGGAACAACTAATCGAACAAATGAAGGTTATTCTTGGTACGAACTTTGCTTTGTACTTTAAAGCACATACCTATCATTGGAATGTAGAAGGTCCAAACTTTGCTGAGTATCATGGTTTTCTTGGTACATTCTATGAGGCAGTGTTTGATCAAACTGATCTAATCGCAGAACACATTCGTGCGTTAAATTCTTATGCTCCAACAACTCTTGGAAGAATGAGTGAATTGTCCAAGATTACTTTTAACGTAGCGATACCTGCACCAGTCGTAATGATGTCTGAACTTGCCGCTGACAATGATAAATTTATCATGGAACTTCGTACAGGTATTGCTGTTGCTGACGCTGCTGACGAACCTGCTGTAGGTAACTTCTTACAAGATATTCTAGACGCTCATCAAAAACATGGTTGGATGCTGAAGAGTTTTACACGATAAATTATGGATGACGGGTACCTTGGTAATGCACGGCTCAAACGAGTCGGTGTTGAAATATCCTACACTGAAGAGCAATTAAAAGAGATTGTAAAATGCACCGAAGATCCGGTGTACTTTATTCGTAACTATGTCAAAATTGTCAACGTAGATAAAGGTCTTGTGCCTTTTGAGATGTGGCCATTTCAAGAAGACATGGTTCGTACATTTCATGACAATCGTTTTTGTATCGCAAAGATGCCACGACAGGTTGGTAAGACAACTACAACTGTCGGGTATATGCTTTGGTCAGCATTGTTCAACGAAGAATTCGTAATTGGTATTCTTGCCAACAAACTCCAACTTGCTCAAGACATTCTTGCTAAGATACAAAAAGCCTATGAGTATTTACCTTCATGGCTTCAACAAGGTATTATCAACTGGAACAAACGTTCGATTGAATTAGAAAATGGTTCAAAGATTTATGCTTACGCTACATCAGCAGCGGGTGTTCGTGGTGGTTCATATAATCTAATCTTTCTTGACGAATTTGCTTTTGTGCCACACAACATGGCAGTAGACTTTTTTACTTCTACTTATCCTGTTATCTCATCTGGTAAAAGTTCAAAAGTAATTATTGTTTCTACTCCGAACGGTCTGAATCTGTTTTATAAGATGTGGACAGATGCGATTGAAAATCGTTCAACATACAAAACACTTGAGATTCACTGGTCAATGGTGCCAGGTCGTGATGAGAAGTGGAAAGAAGAAACGATACGAAACACTTCTGAAGAACAATTCCGACAAGAATTTGAGACAGAGTTTATTGGTTCTTCAGCGACACTGATTTCTGGTTCCAAACTCCGTTCATTGGCGTTCTATGACCCAACCCGTATTGAAGATGACGGCAATCTATTTGTATATGAAGATCCACGCCCAGGACGCATTTACATTGCCACAGTAGACTGTGCTGAGGGCGTAGGTCTAGATTATCATACGATCAATGTTTTGGATGCTACAGAAGCTCCTTATAAACAAGTCGCACGATATCGGAATAATAAGCTGCCGCTATTGTTCTTTCCAACAGTGGTGTATGCTTTAGCCAATCGTTACAACCAGGCTTATGTACTGATTGAAACCAACAATGTTGGTCAGCAAGTCGTAGATATTCTACATTATGATCTGGAATATGAAAACATCTATAAGCTAGAGCATCATCATATCAAAGGTCAGAGCATTTCTGCTGGCTTTAAACGCTCAGTGGCTTTTGGTGTAAAGACAACCAAATCAGTCAAGAAAATTGGCTGTGCTAACTTGAAAACGCTGATTGAGAACGACAAACTCATTATCAACGACTTCGATACCATCGCAGAACTGAACACCTTTGTTCGGACAAGAGACACGTATGCTGCCGAAGAAGGCAATAACGACGATATTGTAATGGGGCTAGTGCTTTATGCCTGGCTGACGGCACAGACATTCTTCAAAGATGAGACAAGAATCGACATCCGCAAGATCATGCTAGAAGAGCAGAACATGTTAGGAGAAGAAAGTATGCTGCCTTTTGGCTTTATTGAAGACGGACTTCGTAGAGAAATGGAAGTGGAAGATGGGGACATGTGGGAGCCACCAGCTGGCTATTTATCATCAAGTTTGTAAAAAACTAAATAGACAATAAAAAGAATATTGACCCAACAATAAAGGAGAAATCCAATGGCATTACAACTATCACCTGGAGTAAATGTATCAGAGATCGATCTGACTACAGTTATTCCTTCGGTTGCCACTTCTACTGGCGCATTTGTAGGACCTTTTAATTGGGGACCATGTAGTGTAGTAACATCTATTTCCGATGAGGTTCGTTTGGTGAACACCTTCGGTAAGCCAGACGGCAATAATTATGAATATTGGTTCTCCGCAGCAAACTTTTTGGCATACGGCAACAATTTAAAAGTTGTTCGTGCCCTGCCAAGTGGTGCTAATAATGCCACCGCAAATGGTGGTGCTTTGGTTATTAAAAACGAAGAAGATTGGGATGACAATCATAACGGTTATGCTGATGGTGCATATGGTGGTTGGGCAGCAAAATTTCCTGGAGCATTAGGCAACTCACTAAAAGTTTCAATAGCTGATTTAGGAACATTTGCAACATGGCCATACCGTTCACAATTTAATGCAAACACTGGAACATCATCATACGTTGCAAGTCGTGGTGGTGCAAATGACGAAGTTCATATCGTTGTTGTTGACGAAGATGGTTTGTGGTCAGGCACAGCAGGTACAGTTCTAGAAAAATATGCATTCGTTTCAAAAGCATCTGATGCTAAAGACGATTCGGGTAATAGCAACTATTATAAAAATGTAGTTTCAAATAAATCACAATATGTTTGGTGGGTTGCTCATCCAGCAACAGCAAATCTAAGTTCTGGTACTGCGTGGGGTTCTACTGCTAATGCTTCATCATTTAAAACAACAACAGCAAATGTAGAATATTCACTGTCAAACGGTGCAGATGGCACAGTGGGTTCTTCACAAATTACTACTGGATGGGATTTGTTTAAAAATCCAGAATCAATTGACATTTCGTTGTGTGTTACTGGTTCAGGTAATAGCACAATTGCTACATACGTTATTAGTAACATTGCTGAATCTCGTAAAGATTGTATGGCATTTATTTCGCCAACCAAAGCAAGTTGTGTAGACAATGCTGGTAGTGAAGCAAGTGCTATCGCAACATACCGTGATTCATTGACTTCATCTTCGTATGCTGTAATTGATTCCGGTTACAAGTATCAGTATGACAAATATAGTGATGTTTATCGTTGGGTTCCACTAAATGGTGACATTGCTGGAACATGTGTTCGTACAGATACCGAACGTGATCCTTGGTTCTCACCTGGTGGTATGAATCGTGGTGTGATCAAAAATGTCATTAAACTTGCATGGAATCCAACAAAATCAGAACGTGATTCTTTGTATCTAAAAGGAATTAATCCTGTTGTTTCGTTCCCAGGTGAAGGCACAGTTTTGTTTGGCGATAAAACGATGTTAGCAAAGCCAAGCGCCTTTGATCGCATCAATGTTCGTCGTTTGTTTATTACACTTGAGAAAGCGATTTCACGTGCGGCTCGTTTCTCTCTGTTCGAATTTAATGATCAGTTTACACGTGCCCAGTTTGTTGCTTTAGTTGAACCATTCTTGCGTGATGTACAAGGCCGTCGTGGTATTGTTGATTTCCGTGTAGTCTGTGATGACACAAACAACACCGCAGAGATTATTGATCGCAATGAATTTGTTGGTGACATTTACATTAAACCTGCTCGTTCTATCAACTTTATTCAACTTAACTTTGTTGCCGTACGCACAGGTGTAAGTTTCAATGAAGTTGTGGGTGCAGCCTAAATAAAAGAGAAACAGGAGAATAATAAATGGCATTTAACGTAAATCAGTTCCGTTCACAACTAACAGGTGACGGTGCCCGCCCAAATCTATTTGAGGTAAGTATGCCGTTTCCTGCGTTCTCAGCACCAGGAAACGCACAAACAAAAATGACGTTCATGTGTAAAACAGCACAACTTCCAGGAGCAACTCTGGGTGTTGTGCCTGTTCAATACTTTGGTCGTGAATTAAAGTTTGTGGGTAATCGCACATTTGCTGATTGGACAGTAACAATTATCAACGACGAAGATTTTATTGTACGCAATGCATTCGAACGTTGGATGAATGGCATCAACAGCCACAATCTAAACGTTCGTAATCCAGTCGCTGGTACACCACTAGGTTATACAACTGATGGTGAAGTTACTCAGTTTGGAAAAGCAGGTAACTCAATTAAGAAATACAAATTTGTTGGAATGTTCCCTTCCGACATCACTCCAATTGATGTTGATTGGGGATCAAATGATACGATTGAAGAGTTTTCTGTAACACTTACCTACCAGTGGTGGGAAGCAGTTGCAGATGGTGTGGTCTAAGAGTAGGGCTTTTGCCCTACTTTTATTACAGGATGATATTTAATGGCAATTAAACTTTTTGGCTTTACAATAGGCTCAAAGGATGTCGTCAAGGCTGAAAAGCCCGAACAGGCATCCTTTGCTTTGCCTTCCGCAACCATAGATGATGGTGCTGTTACCGTTACGCAAAATGCGTATTACGGTACATACGTTGATCTTGAAGGTTCTGTTCGCAACGAAATAGAACTTATTACACGTTATCGTGAGATGTCAAATCACCCAGAGTGTCAAATGGCAATTGATGAAATCGTCAATGAAGCCATCACACATGATGATCAAGGTAAGGTTGTTGACATCGTTCTTGACAATCTGAAGCAGCCTGAAACAATCAAGAAGAAAATTATCGAAGAGTTCAACAATGTATTAAAGATGTTGAACTTTAGTAATTTGGCTGATGATGTTTTCAAACGTTGGTATATTGATGGTCGTGTTTTTTATCATATCGTAGTTAACGATAAAAATCCTAAAGAAGGTATTCAAGAACTTAGATACATTGATCCACGCAAGATTCGTAAAGTGCGTGAGATTAAAAAAGATCGTGATCCAAAAACTGGAGCAATGATCGTCGTATCGGTTGCTGAATACTATGTCTATAATGATCGTGGTACCACGACACAGACATTTACATCAAACGTAGGTCAAGGCATTCGTATTGCACCAGACGCTATCATTAATGTGAACTCTGGTTTGATGGATGCTAAGAATACATTTGTTATTTCGTATCTACACAAAGCAATCAAGCCACTCAATCAGTTACGTATGATTGAAGATGCGATTGTTATTTACCGTATTTCAAGAGCGCCAGAACGCCGTATTTTCTACATCGACGTTGGTAACTTGCCACGTGGTAAAGCAGAGCAATATCTGCGTGACATCATGATCAAGTACCGTAACAAATTAGTTTACGATGCCAACACAGGTGAGATCCGTGATGAACGTAAGCATATGTCAATGCTTGAAGACTTCTGGCTACCACGCCGTGAAGGTGGTAAAGGTACAGAAATTACCACACTGCCTGCTGGTCAAAACTTGGGCGAACTAGAAGATGTAAAATATTTCCAAAAGAAACTTTTACAATCTTTAAACGTACCATATTCAAGACTTGAATCACAAGAAGGTGGTTTAGCAGGTCTTGGTCGTTCACAAGAAGTTACACGTGATGAACTGAAGTTTGCCAAGTTTGTTGTTCGTCTGCGTAATAAGTTCTCACAAGTGTTTGATGAAGCACTCAAAGTACAATTGGTACTGAAGGGCATTTGTACACGTGAAGAATGGGATAAGTTCAAAGAAGATGTTTACTACGACTTCCGTAAAGACAATAACTTTACCGAACTGCGTGAAGCAGAATTGCTACAGAATAGATTACAAATGGTAAGCCTAGTTGATCCATTTGTTGGTCGTTACTTCTCCAATAATTATGTGATGAATAAGATTCTCATGATGACGGATGAAGAGATTGAAGCAATGCAAGCAGCAATACAAAAAGAAAAAGACACATTGCCCGATGACATGCAAGGTCCCGCATTAGGTGGACCACCACAGGGTGCTGAACCTCAAGCAGAACCAGAAGACAATACGGTAGAAAATACCGAAGAAGAAGAGTCATTAACACCTGGTTTAGATGACGAAGTAAGTAAATCGGTTGTCAGTATAAATAATAGACGCAGATAAGGAAAATTATTATGGAACTAAAAGATATTATCAATAACATTGCCGCTGGTGATAGCGCAGCAGCAAAAGAAGGTATAGAAAATGTTTTATCCGCAAAAGCGTTCGATGCGCTCCAAGGCCGTAAGCAAGAAATGGCTACAACTTTATTTGGCGGGAAAGAGCAAGGTGACGAAGAAGTTACCGACAGTGAAGAAGCCGTAGAGCAAGAATGAAATCACTACTCGAATTCAAATCTATCGTAGAAGAAGAGAAACAGGACTACTCTAAGTTCGATGCGCTTGTTCGTGCAGGGTTAGCAAACAAAGCACAGTTGGCCCGCATCCACAAAATCTTAGACAAGATGGGTGAAGAACGCCCACAGTTCAACAATGCTGATCGTGAGATCATGCGTAATCTTTTTAATCGCATGGTAGATTTAGTTTCAAGTAAACAGATTTATGGTAAAGCAAGACAAGCAGTCCGTGAAGAAGTAGAACTTAATGAAGCACGTATGGATACACCATTGGTGCCAGATCCACCTGTTATATTAGTAATCAAACGTAAAGCGGTAAGATTGTATCCAGACGGCACACGTATTGCTCTGTATTGGAGTGACAAAATAAAACGAGCATTTAGCATTCCTTATGGTCCAATGGTTGATGCTCCAGTTCAAGCGGAAGAATACATTAAAGAACTTGCTGAAGCAGAAGAAATAACGCTCAACGATGGCATTACTATTTCTTTAGACGAAGAAACAAAACAACAAATTATAAACACATACGGTCAGTTAGAAGAAGACAGCAAAGAAATCTTTTGGCAACAACTAACTGAGTCTGTAACAACATTCGGAAAACTATATGAATTTTGTAGAACTAATTCTACAGAATAGATTAGACGAAGCCAAAGAATTAATCTTTGAGCGTCTGAACGACATTGCTTCTATCCGTATGGAAGAAGCAAAGCCATATGTCGTTGATGCGATGTTTGAAGAGATTGAAGTTGACGAACAAGTGTTAGAGGAAGCGGCTAAGAAACGCAATCCAAACATTCAAAAGATGGGTCGTATTACAAAAGTACGCCGCCGTATTCGTCGCAACAAAAAAGGTAGAATTATCGTACAAAGAAATGTACGCAAATCAGGCATCAAAGGTTATAGAATTTCTGGTAGCACGGTTAAACGTATACCTGCAACAGTAAGATTACGTAAAGCACGTTTATTGAAACGTTCTTGGAAGACAACAAGAAAAAGTAAACTAAGACGTACATTGATGAAAAGAAAAATGTCAATGCGCCGTCGTCAAGCAATGGGACTAAAATAAAATGCCATTTGAAATTACCAATACACTTAGAGGATCGTCAATCGTTCGAGCAGTTGATCCTGGAACATATACTGTCACTCTCAATGATTTAAGAGCAAACGCAACCATCGAGACTGTTACTGCGGCAGACATTCGTCATGTTAAATGGTCAACAAACGGCAACATTCGTATTGTCCGTAATAGCATTCCATTACTGGCACTGCATAGTGGTGGCAGCATGGACTTTGATGAGTACGGACATTCAATTGCAAATAATAACACTCAAAGCATCGTAATTGAAATTGTTACTGGCGGTACGGTTGTTCTAGAACTGGCCAAGTATGCAACTTACAATGTTGATCCATACACAGGAGTATCAATCTAATGAAACTTATTAAAGAACACATTGAAAATGTAAGATATCTTACCGAAAAAACAGAAGACGGTAAAAAGAATCTGTACATTGAAGGCATATTTCTAGTTGGCGATGCAGTCAACCGTAACAATCGTATGTACAAAATGGATACACTTCGTAATGAAGTTGAACGATATACCGAAGAGTACATCAACACAAATCGTGCGCTTGGTGAACTGGGACATCCAGACACACCATCACTGAATCTAGAACGTGTGTCGCATAAGATTACAAGTTTGGTAGAGAACGGTAATACATTTGTCGGTAAAGCACTCATCATGGAAACACCATATGGTTTGATTGCTAAGAATCTTATTGAGTCTGGTGTCGGTCTTGGTGTTTCATCACGTGCTTTGGGTTCTGTCGTAATGACAAAAGAAGGTTATAATCTAGTACAAGATGACCTGCGTCTTGCAACTGCTGCTGATATTGTTGCTGACCCTTCTGCTCCAGGTGCTTTTGTTCAAGGCATCATGGAAAACAAAGAATGGATGTTCGTAGAAGGTAAGTTTGTCGAGTCACATATCGACCATGCTAAACAGCAAATTCGTAAAGCATCACGCAGAGATGTTGAATCTGTCGGATTACAACTCTTCGAAAACTTCCTACGAAAACTTTAAAATTTATAAATAAGAAATCATAAGGAGATATTCAATGGCAACAAACAAACTCATGGAAGCAGCGGCAGAAAT